CAACTCCAATGATCAACGTGAGCAAGTAATATGAACGAAGCATACACAAGTGAAGAAATTTTTACAATGTTTAATGACAGTGATTTGAAACAAGAATTCCAAATTGTTATTAATGCCAGATTTAATGCAATGTGTCAGGCCATGTATAACGCAGTACACAAACCAGAACTAATGGTTATGGCCGAACCACACGGCGATCTCTGGTTAGAGGAACACAACAGAGTGGTTACAGAGTATCAAAGATATCACGATCCAGTGTCAGTTGGGAGTTGAACTATGACAAATCGTAGAGGATTTTTACAATCCGTAGGTGCAGCATTGGGTAGTACCTTGTTGCCCGGTAGCACAGTTGCATCAGTGCTGACAGCAGCACCAGCAGTTACAGCCGCCGAGACTTGGTTCAGGCCAAGAAAATTTAGAGTAGTCGGCGGTATTATCGATGCCGCCACATTTGAGCCAAAAACCTCAATTGTGCTGTTCAATCCAGACGGGTCATGGTTCAAAGAAGATGTGATGTATTCGAAGATATTGGATGATCCGGCAAGACGAGCGGAAGTTGAAGAATTGGATAAGTTATATCCCAATTCCAATGTGCATAGCAGATGGGCCTTAGTATCAACCCGCCAGGTACTGGAAAAGCAAGGCGACCCACCACTTACTGCTGAGGAAGAAATTATGATTATCGAAAGCAAAAAGGAAACAGCATGAACCCAGATATCTTATTCATTGCAGGCATGGTTGTACTAATTGTATTGGGGTTTGTTTCGTACAAGATCATTAGTCGTGCTCGTGTTAAGAAATTAAGAGCCGAAATCACCGCACGTTGGCAACGTGTTGAGGAACAGGCTCGTCGAGATCGTAACATGTACTTGGATAGAGAAGCGGCAATTGTGGCTAAAACTAGACAAGCAGAAACTCGCAAGGTAGCAGAGGCATATCATACTCCATCATATATGATGGCCAATAATTCTATTACAACTTCGTCAGTATCAGCACCTGCTACAACAAGTTCCGCCACAAGTTCTAGTTCGGACATGCTAACTACAATCTTGGTTGCTAACATGTTGCTTAATCATAGTAGTCCAAGTGTTGCAAGATCTAGTTCTAGCGGTGATGATACAACTCCTAAACGTAGTGTTGATACAGGACCAAGTTACAGTGACTCTAGTAGCAGTAGTTCAAGCTACAGTGATAGTAGTCCAAGTTACAGTGATAGCGGCTCTTCTAGTAGCAGTTTTGACTAACCAGTTTCTACAGTACCACGTACTGTAGCCGTGGCGCTTACTAGCTCCTGTGCCACGGTTTTGGTCCCCGGGTTTAATTACTCGGGGATTTTTTTATTTGATTTACTATCTAATAATATGTTACAATAAGATATGACACAACATAAACATCAACACATTGAAACCTTCATTGAAATCGTTGCCGGCTTTCGTAACCCTGCAGGATCAATAGTGGGCAGTTTATACATGATGGGCGAGCCATTGATTAGTTTAGCCAGGTATGACGTAAAGGTAATTGAAAATTTATGTCAGCAAAGTCAAAACGGAATAGCGTACACAGACCGACAGGCTAAACTTGCTGTGGACTTGATCGTTAAGTACGAGCGACAGCTGGCCAAGCATAACATCAGTATCGAAAATGTAAAAGTCTTACCAGAGTTTAGATTGCCTTTACGCACCATTGACCGTAGTACCCGTGTTTGGGTAGAAGACAACCTTATCAAGATTCGTTTTCCTTATGCACCAAATTTAATTGACAGCATACGAGAACAAAGCAAAACCAATCACGGCACGGTCAAATGGAATCAAACTAAAAGGATTTGGGAAGCCGACCTAACTGAGTACACAGTAAATTGGGCCTATGCATTTGCACAGGCGCATAACTTTGAAATAGACTCAAGCCTTACAGAGTTTATGGATTTGATAATGGCAACTGAAGCAACACCCTATGCAATTGAATTAAAAGCTGAAGCTGATCAATTGAGTATCACCAATGCAACCACATCCTTGCGTGACTATATCGACGAAAATCTAGGCGGGTTCGGTCTCGATAACCTGCTGACCTTAGTGGATTACGCACCTATATTAGGCTACACTTGTGATCCTGTAATACAGGAAGTAGTAATAGATGCATACGGTACTAGATTTTGGAGCCTATGCCACAACAGAGAACTCAAAGTAGATCAGCGTAGCTATTACACAGATCAACTAATAGAAATAGTTCGTTATGCAGAAGTTACCAATAGGTTTCCTATCTATGTATACGAACCCGACCTGAGCGACAAGCTGACTATGCTGTTAATCAGGCACTTTGCCCGAGAGCAAGTGGTTAACTTAAACAACAACGAAGTCGTTACACCAGAAACACGTTTTGTATACGCTAACAAAATACCCAAAACATCTATTGACCGTATACCTTTAATGATTAGTAGTGCTGGTATGCTGTATGGCGGAGACAGAGCATTATGGATACAGCAGGCCGAAAAGGTTGTATATTTTACAAAAGAAGTATACAATAAGGGTGTTAAAGGAAGAGACATTTGCAAGCTAAATTAATAATTCGAGATGAAGTTAATGTTAAGATTGAAGGATTGGATCTTACCGACCGTACAGCTCTAGTTAAGAAGTTTAAATATGAAATACCCGGCGCTAGGTATCAACCTAGCGTTCGTCTTGGCCGTTGGGATGGCAAGGTTGCGTTCTTTCAATTGGGTGGTAGCACATATATCAATCTGTTGCCCGAAATACTTGTTTATCTGGACAGTAAGGGATACGACATTGAAGTCGAAGATAACAGAGACTATAAGACCAATTTTGAGTTTGCTGAAATTAAAGAAGATACCTTTAGCCATATTACTTGGCCCAAGGGACATCAGCAGGCAGGGCAACCTATTGTACTCAGAGACTACCAACCACAGATTCTAAATAACTTTTTAGCCAATCCCCAAAGCATACAAGAAGTAGCCACAGGTGCTGGTAAGACTATCATGACTGCTGCCCTGAGCAAAACTGTAGAGCCCTATGGTCGCAGTATCGTCATTGTGCCAAACAAAAGTCTAGTAACACAAACTGAAGCAGACTATATTAATCTAGGCCTTGATGTGGGTGTGTACTTTGGCGACCGTAAGGAATGGGGCAGAACACATACTATTTGTACTTGGCAAAGTCTAAACGTGTTACTAAAGAATACACAAGCAGGCACAGTAGACATCACCATTGGTGAATTCATTGAAGATGTTGTTTGCGTTATTGTTGACGAAACACACATGGCCAAAGCAGATGCATTAAAAACACTACTAACAGGTGTATTTGCAAAGGTACCTATCCGCTGGGGACTGACCGGCACTATTCCCAAAGAAGATTACGAACGTGTTAGTATATTATGTAGCTTGGGCACAGTTGTAGGAAAACTAAGTGCGTCGGAACTTCAAGACGCAGGACATTTGGCCAACTGTCATGTAAATATAGTACAGCTACAAGACTTTGTAGAATACAAAGACTACCAAAGCGAATTAAAGTATCTAGTTACCACAACAGAACGTATTGCCTACTTGGCCAAGATGGTTGATAAAATTAAAGAAGGTGGTAATACACTTATCCTAGTAGACAGGATTGAAACAGGTCGGATACTACAAGCAGAACTAAGCACCTTGTTTAGTTTATTAAGTGACAAGCCTGACGTGGCATTTGTATCGGGTTCTACCAAAGCTGTAGATAGGAAAGAAGAATATGATGATATTGCTACATCTACTAATAAGATTATTATTGCTACTTACGGTGTTGCCGCTGTTGGTATTAATATTCCTCGCATTTTCAATCTTGTGCTTGTTGAACCGGGTAAATCCTTTGTGCGTGTTATCCAATCAATCGGGCGTGGTATTCGCAAGGCGGAAGACAAAGATTTTGTCCAAATCTGGGACATCACATCAACCTGTAAGTTCGCGAAACGTCATCTAACCAAGCGTAAACAGTTTTACAAAGAAGCAAACTATCCATTTACTATAGAAAAAACCTCATGGCAATAAGCATAGGTACAATAGAAAAAAAAGAACATTATATTCTAGTAAAAATTCGAGGTACCGATGACGAGCTTAGAAATGCTAATCGGTGGTGTACACAAACCGAATGCGGCAAACAAGTAACCTGGCATACTTTTAGTTTCAAACGAGACGAAGAGTTAACCATGTTCAAATTAAAATGGGAAAGTTATAACGAATGAGAATTTTAACCTTAGACAACGAAAGCTATTCAATGGATGCAATTCCAGAGGAGATAGACGAAGTAAGATTTTGTGTATTAGACAACAGTGATCCAAAGGAACCTGATTACTTTTATATTCCCTTAATCTTTTTAGAAAGTTTTAATAGCCCAGCATTAGTACTAAAGATTGGTCCGTATACTGTTCGTATGCCTGTGGATTGGCAATTACTAATTGGCGAAAGCGACTTTGGTGATCTAGAAGTTGTGCCACTAACCAGCATCAATGACCGTGGATTTAGTGTATTTTGTTTTAATCCATTGACTAGTTTTAAACCTGAATTTCATCCTGTGGAAATTGTGGACATTTATCAAGACGTTAAGTGGTATTTTCCTAAACTTAAACCGGGGCAGTTATTAGCAATACCCTTGACTGAAGGCAAGAAACCTTTGTGTGCTTATTTTATCAAAGATATCAGCAGACAAAGCGAGGTAGTGGATTACGGTAAGGTATGGTAACACATGGGCAGACTTAAACCCGGCGCCACTTACATATACGAAAAAGCAGATGGCGTAACCTATGCCAGAGAAGCAGGGTCTGATCCCAGCACTAGAATTGTTATTGGGTGGGATTATGATTTACAGAAACAATACGAATGGGATAAAATTGAGCATACTGCCAGGACAAATCCTGCTTTACAAGAAGCCCTGGAACGTGTTAAAATACTGTACGAACTAAGCAAAGATGACAATGACCCAACACTCCCTCCTATGTGGCATCCAGTATGACAGATAAATTAAGTATTAAAAACGAAATGACGCAGTTTGATCGCAAGAACAGAGCGTTTTACGATGATCTCACTGACGAAGAAAAGAAGAAGTTTAGTCCTTACCTTATGATTCGCTATGGCTCAACAGTTGCTGGTAGTGCAGACTTGCAGGCCTACTACTTAATGAGCTGTAATGAACGACTTAATAAGAACTTCTTTGATATTAATACTACACATCATAAAAAGCTACAGTGGTTAATGGCCACAACAGTAAGTCCCGGAATGGGCAATCAATATCATCAGTGGATTGCTCCAAAGAAAAAAGAAAATAACAATAAGGCAGCAAAGTTTTTTCGAGAACTGTATCCGCACCTTAAAGAAGACGACATTAAACTATTAACTGAGCTAAATGATAAAGACGATCTTAAACGCATGGCTAGAGAACTCGGATGGGATGACAAACGAATCAAATCAGACTTATAAATGTCGTTACTGTGACAAAACGTTCCGCAAAGAATCAAGCCTTGCAGTACATCTCTGTGAACAAAAGCGGCGTTGGCAACAAGAAAAAGAAGTTGCAGTCCAACTTGGGCTCAAGGCATACCTACGTTTCTATGAAATCACACAAGGATCAGCCAAGCTAAAGTCATATGAGGACTTTGCCAAAAGCCCATACTACAATGCATTTGTAAAATGGGGGCGCCATATGGTAGGAATCCGTGGCATAAACCCTACAGCTTTCTTAGAATGGTTACTTAAGAACAACAAAAAGATAGATCATTGGTGTAAAGATGAGTTTTATGTAGTATACTTACATGAGTATTTAAAACGTGAAGCAGTACAAGACGCCCTTGAACGAGCCTTAAAGGAAATGCAAGATTATGCAGACAACCACCCAGAACTCAAAAATGGTTTTAGCGATTATTTCCGGTATGGAAATGGTAATAGAGTGTGCTATCACATCGGCACTGGCCGTATTAGTCCTTGGATTGTGTTTAACTGTGATTCCGGTGTCAATTTTCTAGCAGACTTGACAGAAGATCATGTGGCAATGATTATGCCTTGGATTGACCCGGACCATTGGCAACAGAAGTTTAAAGACTATATGGCAGATACAGAATGGGTCAAGGATATACTAGCCAAGGCAGGACTATGAAGTTTAAGTCAGACGTTGATATTGATTTTGCAGATCGTACTCAAGCACTACGGT